GAGCTACCGCAACCTGAAAGGGTATGAAGCCGCCAGCCCAAGCCGCACGCATCGCGCTAAAAAGGAAAGTCGCGGCGCCAACCAAGCGGTATTTGCGGCAGGTAAAAGCCTGCGTGAGCAAGCGCGCTGGTTAGATGAAAATCATGATCTCAGCATTGGCATTCTCGACCGCATGGAAGAACGGGTGATCGGTGCCCAAGGGATTGTGGTCGAACCGCAGCCGCGCAGTATTAGCGGTGAAATCCTTGATGACTTAGCCAACGATATTCAACGCCGTTTCGGTGCATGGTCGCTTAAGTGTGACGTTACTGGCCGCTTTAGTCGCCCTGAATTAGAGCGCTTGGTGTTACGTAGCGCCCTGCGTGATGGTGATGTGTTTGGCCAGCATGTTATAGGTAAAGTGGCTAAGTTCGGCCACCCAAATGAGCAAGGCACTCAATATAGCATTGAAGCCTTAGAAGCCGACTTTATCCCCTATGAGTTAAACGAACCAGCAAAGCGGGTACGCCAAGGGCTTGAGGTTAACGGCTGGGGTCAAGTGGTTAACTATCACGTATTGCTCGATCACCCTGCTGATCAAGTTGGCTTTCGCTACAAAACCAAAGTGATACCCGCATCGAGCATGATGCACTTAGGCTTGTTCAAACGCTTGCACCAGCTGCGCGGCGCTTCGTTATTCCACGGCATTTTAACCCGCCTCGGCGATATTAAAGACTATGAGGAATCTGAGCGAGTAGCGGCAAGGATTGCGGCCGCGCTGGCGTTCTACATTAAGCGCGGCGATGCCGCCATGTTTGTTCCTGACTCAAGTGGTGAATCGTCAAGCCGCGAAATCCCCATTGCACCTGGCATGACCTTCGATGATCTGAAGCCCGGTGAAGATGTGGGCATGATTGAATCCAATCGGCCTAATGTGCACTTAGTTGATTTTCGTAACGGCCAATTAAAAGCCGCCGCAGCCGGTACCCGTGGCAGCTATTCCAGCATTGCCCGTGACTACAACGGCAGTTATTCAAGCCAGCGCCAAGAGCTAGTTGAGCAAGACGAATCCAACCGAATTATGCAGCAGTGGTTTTGTGCTGGCTGGTCGCGGCCTGTGTTCCGCAATTTTCTCAAAATGGAAATGCACAACAAGCAGGACCCATTAGTGCTACCGCCTGATCTCGACATGCGCACCTTATTTGATGCCGTGTACTACGGGCCCACCATGCCATGGATTGACCCACGCAAAGAGGCCGAAGGCTGGGAAATGATGATCGCTGCCAACGTCGCAACCGAAGCCGATTGGACTCGCGCCCGTGGCCGTAATCCTGCAGAAGTAAAACGCCAGCGTAAGCGTGAGGTGGATTACAACCGCGAAAACAACATGGTCACGGCCAATGACCCCGACCCCTCGCTAGGAGATCCTAACAGTGAAAAAGACCCCAATAGCATCAGTAATGCTAAGCGCAATGCTGCCAAGCGGAGCACTGAGCGTGCCCGTCGCAACGCTGAACCAGAGTAATAAACCCGCCAATAGCTGGTATAGCCTCAAAGCCCAAAACGGTAATGCCGAGTTAATGATCTATGACGAGATTGGCGGCTGGGGCATTAGTGCGCAACAGTTCGCCCGTGATCTACAGGCCCTAGGCAAAGTGGGCACCATTACCGCCCGTATTCATTCGCCAGGCGGCGATGTATTCGAAGGCATGGCGATTTACAACATGATCAAAGGCCACCCAGCGCACAAAGTTTGCTACATCGATGGCCTTGCAGCTTCGATGGCCAGTGTGATTGCCATGGCTTTTGATGAAGTCATCATGCCTGAAAACGCCATGATGATGGTGCATAAGCCTTGGGGCGGAACCCTCGGTGATGCCGAAGATATGCGCAAATACGCCGACTTGCTCGATAAGGTTGAAGGCAATTTAGTGGGCGCCTACCAACACAAAACAGGCTTGTCAGAAGATGAACTCCACGCTCTGTTAGCCGCTGAAACTTGGCTAACTGGGCGCGAAGCAGTGGAAAAAGGTTTTGCCAACACCCTCACCGATCCGCTGCAAATGGCGGCATCACTTAATTCAAAACGTCTTAAGGATTTTACTAATATGCCTGAAGCTCTCAAAAACCTGTTTGCACCGCAGGGTAACAGTGCTCCCAACCCACTCGTGCCAGCACCAGCAGCACCTAATGCTCAGTTGCCTGCGCCTGCAGCAACACAACCTGATACCACAGCTATTCAAGCGGCTGCGATTGCGTTTAATACTGAGCGTATGAACGGTATCAATGCGGCATTTACTTTCTTTCCTGAGTTAGCAGAGTTACGTAATCAGTGTATTGCCGATGCCAACATCAATGCTGATAAAGCCAAAGACATGATCTTGGCAAAGTTGGGTGAGAACACTACGCCGTGCGCCGTGCAGCCTAAAAGTGTCATTATTCATGCCAGCAACGGTAACATCGTGGGTGATTCAATTCGTGCTCACTTAATGGCTCGCGCTGGTTATGAGAAAGCCGAAGCATCAAACGGCTATACCAGCTATAACTTGAAAGAGTTAGCTCGAGCTTCACTGGGTGATCGCGGTATCGGCATGGCTGGGCTTAATCAAATGCAAATGGTCGCATTAGCGTTTACTCATAGCTCAAGTGATTTTGGCAATATCTTGTTAGATGTGGCTAATAAGTCAGTGTTAAAAGGTTGGACTGCTGCGCAAGAAAGTTTTGAGCGCTTTACCCGTAAAGGCCAGCTTAGTGACTTTAAAGTCTCTAAACGTGTTGGTTTGGAAGAATTTGGCAGCTTACGAAAAGTCCGTGAAGGTGCTGAATATAAATATATTACCCTTGGTGATACAGGTGCAGATATTGCACTAGCGACCTACGGTGAAATTTTCTCTATCACCCGCCAATGTATCATTAATGATGATATGACAGTGTTGACTACCATCCCTGAAAAAATGGGTGCTGCAGCGAAAGCAACGATTGGCGATTTAGTGTTTGCTATCTTAACTGGTAACCCGCTGATGGCTGATGGGAAAAACCTGTTCCATGCAGACCATAAGAACTTAGGTTCAGGCGTACCCAGTGCGGAAAGTTTAGCGGTATTGGCTGAGTTGATGGAAAGCCAAACCACAGGCGGTAAAACGCCAAGGGCACTAAACATCATGCCTGAGTTTGTTTTATGTCCACCTAATCTTAAACGTACGCTGACTCAGATCATTAAATCGAGCTCAGTAAAAGGTGCTGATATCAATGCAGGTATTGCTAATCCTATGCAAGATTTTGCGGAAGTGATTTCAGAGTCTCGTCTGAAATTAGTTAGCGATAAGGCTTACTACTTAGCCGCTGGACAAGGTAATGACACCATCGAAGTAGCTTATCTCGATGGCATCGACACGCCTTACATCGAACAGCAACAAGGCTTTACTGTTGACGGCGTAGCCACCAAAGTGCGCATCGATGCGGGTGTGGCTCCACTTGATTACCGTGGCTTGGTGAAATCAACAGGCGTGTAATTGTCGCAAGTTAACTGGTATCTCCACTGTTAAAAATGGCTATCAATCGATAGCCATTTTTCTAAGTCTTGATTTAAAGATAGGAACACTCTCATGAAAAATTATGTGCAAGATGGCAAGACCATCACGTTCACCCCAACAGTTGTTGTGACTAGCGGCGGGGCATTGTTAATCGGCGCCTTGCTGGCCGTTGCTTTAGCCAATATCCCTGCTAACACGCCTGGCGAATTTATTACTGAAGGCGTTGTTGAATTACCCAAAGCCAATACAGCTGATATCGGCCAAGGCGATGATGTGTATTGGGATGATACCGCTAAGGTGATCACTGCTACTGCGACTGATAATACGCGAGTCGGTAAAGCGTGGCTGGGTGCTGGCAATCCATCTACCAGCGTCTGGGTGAAGATCAATGCCTAACGTTGGCAACAACTTTACCGAACGCGTGCGGGGTAAAATGGTGCGGCTATTTCAGCGTTTGGCTGATCCGTGCCTTTTTACCCCAAGCGATGGCTCCGCGCCATTTACTCGCCTGGTGAATTTGGATGATAACGGCGCTGAAATTGCGGCCTCGTCTAATGAATATATTCCCGAGCTAATCAGTCGTGCCGAGTTTTTACAATCCGAAGGGGCGGTAAATTCAGGTGATGAGTTTGCGCTAGGCACAGTTGATTCTGCAGGTGAGTTTGTACCCAACGGCCAGCAAGGACGGCTCACTCAAAGGGTAAGCATGGATTCGGTCAGCGTGGCCTTTATCTATATTCAGATTGAGGCCTAGCTATGGCACGCATAAAGATTGAAGGCATGGAGGCGGTAACAAAGGAACTTAACCGCATTCGTGATGCACAAGCGCCAGCGATTAATCGGGCGATTGAGGACTCAGTAAAGTTTGGTGAAAAAGCGGCGGTCGATGCCATTTTTGCCCGTTATGGTTTCCGCTCCCGCAGTTACATTGAGCAGCATCTATCTGTCAGTTTTGACCCACGCAGTTTAAAAGGGTTTATCACCGCTCGTTATCGTGCCAGCACATTAACCCGTTTTGCCAGAGCCTTAACCCGCACCGGAAAGAACGGCGGCTCTCGGCCTGACGGTCACATGATCAGTGTGCTACGAAATCAACCTACATGGTTTAAAGGCACCTTTACCTTGATTGGTCGCAATGGCAATCAAATCATGTTCCAACGCCAGAAAGGTGATAACAGTTGGCGAAAGCTTAAAGGACAAAAAGCGATGTACGGCCCTTCAGTGGCAGGCAGTTTTAGCAAGATCCGCGACGATATTGAGCCGCCGATTATTGCTCATCTGCGAAATAAATATGGCCAGTACGCTAATCGTTAATGCCTAAAGGATAAATACCGAAAGGACAGCCCCATGATCCAAGCAATTTTAGACCGCCTCGCGCTGGTTGACGGCGCCACTGTGCGCGAAGGTTTTTATGTGCAATCAGTCGCATCTGAAAAGAAGTTTATCTTTTTGCAGCCATTCACTGATGAAGCTCGTTCGGTAAATGGTCGCGATAATTACCGTGATGATTTGGTGCTGCAAGTGGTAGCGGGTATCAATCTAACCAAGTCAACCAACCCGACCGCCGATCTCATTAACTTGGTTCGCGCCATTCGCAGTACGTTCTATAAAGATGAACGTAATACCGAAAAACCCAGTTGGTTGCCCTCTGTGATCAGCTTTAAAGAGTCTGAGCCCTGCAAGTACATCATGCCCGAAGCCCATGAAAAACATGGCCTAGCGGTTATCACCCTATCCCTTGTTAATACCGTTAAATTTGGAGACTCACTATGAGTGAAACAGTAACCGAAAGTTACATCGGCTCAGGCATCGTTTACGTTGCGGGCCGCGATGTTGGCAACGCCTCAGGCGTTAAAGTTGCCATTGAACAAGACACAAAATCTCAACCAAACTACCGTGGTGGCGGTGGCTATGCTGCTGAAATTACCAAGGTAAAATCAGTAAAATTATCGTTCACCATGAACGATTTTAGTAATGCCAACATGGCGATGGCACTGCGCGGCAAAGTGGAAGTGCTCACAGCGGGTGCAATCTCTACCCCTGAGTCCATTACTGCTGTGTTAGATGGCTTAGCCGATACCGCCTTTATGATTGATACCGCCGTGGCAGCAGTTGTTACCGATGCAGCAGGTACCACTACCTATGATGTTGATGTTGACTATGTAGTCAGTGCTGGCGGTATTCGTGCGCTATCGAGCGGTGCTATCACTGAAGGCGAAGCGCTTAAAGTGACTTACACCAAAAAAGCCGGTAACGCGATGCAAGCATTAACCGAATCCGGTGCCGTGGTGCCTGTAGTGATTGATGGCGTAAACGATGCCACAGGTAAACCGTGGACGTTGAAGTTCTTCAAGTGGAGCCCAAGCCCTACCGCAGGCATGGACCTTATCGGCGATGACTTCGGTTCGTTCGATATCGAAGGCGCGGTGTTAGCCGATCCGTCAATCGTTGCCACGGGTAAGTCTAAGTTCTTCGTTCGTAGCGCAGCATAAGTCTAAAGATTGTTCCCAATAGCCCACTGCATGTGATCCATGTGCTGTGGGCTTTTATTTTGGTTTGTTAATTCCTATCAATCGGTGATGCCATGAGTTTTAAAGATCAAGTAATCAACCTGATCATCCAAGGCCGCGACTTGTTCTCAAGTGAGGCGGCTAAATCAGAAAAGGCATTGCAAGAGTTAGCAAACCAAAGTGAAGTCTTAAACGAACGCCTAGATGATTTAAAGCAGCAACAGGCTGCAATCAAGGCGATTGATGATCTCACCGCCGCCATCACTAAAGGCGAAAAGGGTTTTATCGATGGCTCGCGCGCGCTCGAACAATTCAGCAAAGAGCAAAAGCAAGCCGCGCAGAATTTAAAGCAACTTGAGCAGGCCCAAAAAGAGGCGGCAACCTCAACCAGTAAACTTGAAACTGAGTACAGCCAAACCGTTGCCAAGCTAAGCAAATACGATGAACAGCTGGCCGCTGCCTGTGCTGAGGTTGAGCGCTTAACTGCGACGCAAGATAAAGGCGCTGAGGCAAGTAAAGATCAAGCCCAAGCCCTTGCTGCTGCGAATGCCGATTTACAACAGCTCGAAACAGCGCAAAAAAATACTGCTTCCAGTGCTAACCAACTGGCGACCGAGCTTGAGCAAGAGCGCATTGAGCTTAAGCAATTAAGTAGCGAAGTTGATCAGGCTAGCCAGAAAAAGGCCGAGTATGCACTTAAGGTTAAAGGCGCGCGCACTGAGTTAAATCAACTCGGCTCTAGCCTTGGCCGCAATAAGGCGGAGTTAGACAAACAGCAAACCGTGCTGAATAAAGC